CGAAACGAAAGGGGCTTTCAGGATGAACCGCGAAACTTGGCTTAACGAAATGGCCGCCTTGATGGCACCGCGCTTTGAAGAAATGGGCTTCCCGCTGCCGCCGTTCTACGTGTCCGTGGGCTTCCCGTCGAGCGGGAAAGACGGCAAGGCCGCCGCAGAGTGCTGGCATTCCAGCGCAAGCGCCGATAAGCGCTTTCAAATCCATATCCGCCCGGACGAAGCGGATTCGATGATGGTTTCCGGGCACCTTGCGCACGAACTGGCGCACTCGGCCGTGGGCTTCGATTGCGGCCACCAAGGCGCATTTGCGCGCGTCGTGTTGGCGCTCGGGCTGAAGCGCCCGCTAACGTCAACGGTGGTTGGCGAAGAATTTAAAGCGTGGGCGCAGCCGTTTATCGACAATCTTGGAAAAATCCCCCACGCCAGCCTGCGCTGGACCAATGCACGCGGCCAGCAACGTGGCGAAGGCGGCGAAGGTTCTGCCCTGGATGGCGAAGGCGAAGGCGAAATTTCCACAGGCCCGAAAAAGCAATCAGCCAGGCTGCTGAAGGCGTGCTGCGCGGAATGCGGCTACACGGTGCGAATCACCAAAAAGTGGCTGGAAGTCGGCCGCCCGCACTGCCCGCTGCATGGTGCAATGGACGTGGAAGGCGCGGAAGACTGAAACGAAGCGCAGGCGGGCGGTCTGCGTTTATCTGGATAAATACGGCGCATCCTGCGCGATGCGCCGGGCCATGGCTGGCGGTGTTTCGTCCATCTGGATTATTCGGCGCTGTCCGACTCGGCGCCGTTCATCGCGGCTTCCACGTCGGCGTCGCTGTTGGGCTTCTCGCATGAAACCACGCAGCGATAGGCGTCCTTACTCATTTCGTGTTGAACGCGTTTCACTAACCATTCTCCGTCTGCTTCGTCGCCAAACTCCGACACGTCCAGAATGGATTCGGCCGTCAGCTTCGGCTCGCCGGGTATGTTGACTTCGAAGTTAAAGCCGCCCCGCGCCCGCCGCGCCAATTCGGCTTTGGCGGCAGCCAGCGCCATTGCTGGCGTGGCGAAATACTGCTTTAGGCGCTTCACCGGCTCGCCCGTTCCGGCCGTCACTTCGTGGCGCTTCGCGGCTCGCGTGGCGTGGTAGTACGCCACCACAGTACCAGCGGACTCGCGCGTGGATTCTTCCCAATGAAACGCGCTGCAATTGCCGGCCTTTACCGCGATCCTGGGCAGCGCCGCGCCGCTTGCCGTCGTTGCGTCGCCGCGCTTGGTGAAAATCAGCTTGCCGCCCGCTGGCTTTGCAATCGCGTCGTATTTCTTCGCGATGCGTAGCAGCAGGTTCATATCCGATTCTTCGGACTGGTTGATGTGCGGCAGCACCACGCTGGAAAGCGCGGGCGAAACTATCGCGGCCATACCATGTTCTTTCGCCATCTTTGCGACCATCGCGCCGATGGTCGTTCCCAGCTTCCACGAACGTGATTTGTGGGATTGAAAATCGACTTTCCCTTTTGGCGTTTGATCCCACGGCGCCGCGTGCGCCAGGATCGTAAGCTGGCGCGGCCAGCCTGTACGTTTCACGCCATCGCAGACAAAAATTCCCTTTTCCGTCATTACGCCGTCGTATCCCAGTGACAGCGAAATTTCGGCGCCGGTCGGCGGCTTTTTGATGCGCTTCCCGTCCACGTGGTCGGCCAGCACAATTTCCAGCTTGTCGGAGTTGTCGCCCGTTTCGTCTGTCAGCGACAGCGACACGAACCGGTCAACGATAACGGCCGTTATGTCGGTATCGTTCGCCTTGATGGAAAACGCGGGCGCCAGATTCATGTCCATAGCGAAACCCCGCCCGTGGCCGCCACTTCCGTTTTTACGTCGATCACGGGCAGCGCCACCAGCGTGCCAACGGGCAGCACCGGACCCATATCAGCCAGGCCGTAATTAGCCGCCAGCACGGCCGCCAGAATCGACGGCGTGACAGAGCCGTATTGTTTCCAGGCGATAAAGTCCAGCGTGTCGCCAGCACGCGCGATGTATTGCGCCGTCATGTGAATTTCTTTATCAGGCTATTGGTTGCGCTTTGCGTCGTCGCCAGCAGGGTAGAAACCGACGTGGTGGCCTTCCCGGCTGTCGCCAGTGCCGTGGCAGCCGCAGTGGGCAGCGTGCCCGCCACGGTGCTGATATTGTCAATAATCCGCCCCGCCGAAGCGGCATGAATGCCCAGCGTGTCGATTTTGTCCAATATCGTTTTGGCGCCGCTCAATGCACCGCCGATGTTGCCAATACTCTGCACTTGCTGCGCAACGTCCTGCGCCGTGTTCCGAAGGTCTTTAACCACGTCCATGCCACGGTTCAGCGCGCCAATAGCGCTGTTCGCTTCCGTCAGCACGGGCGCGACGGAGATTTGCACCTGCGCAGCGGCGCTTTTCAGGCTGCCCAGCGTGCTGGCGGCCGTGCTTTGTACCGTCTTTACCATGCCAGCGAAACCGGACAGCGCGGCGGCCGTGGTGCCACCTGCGGCGCTGGTCGCGACGGCCGCCACGCTGCTGGCGCTGCCCAGGATGCTGCCGCCGTCGTCGGCCGCTTCGCCGTCGTCATAGATCGACAGCCGCAACGTGAATTCCACCTTGCGCGGGCTGCCGTCCGTCTTGTGGCTGCTTTGCTTCTCGTCCAGCCGCTCGATAACCCAGCGCCCTTGATAGAAGCCCATGCTATCCGTCAGGTCGTACGGCAGCCCGTCGTTAGCCATGGCGCGCAGTTCATCCAGGCTTTGAATGTCGCCCTTGTAATCCGGGTAGATCAGGCCGGGCAGTTCCAGAGAATCCTCGCCGCGCCCCGTGAATTGCTTCGCCGCAAGCTGGCCCATGCGTTCCTGCGCGGGCCACTTCCACTCTGTCGTTCGCGCCCACTCCTGGAAAACCAGGGTGTTGATAGAAAACTGGTAATCGCCCAGCACCATCATGCTGGGCATGTTTCCGCTATCGCTCGCCATGCTTAAAAGCCCGTGTCGTAAAGCCCGGAACCCAGCTTGTTAGCTGGCGCCCCCAAGCGTGTCATTACCTCGCGTGCCGCGTCCTTACCGGGCTGGCCCGGCTGCTGGTGGAATTCGACGTGATACTGGCGGTTATCCTGCGCAGGTGCGGCGCTCGCGCTGCGCGCCGTGGCCAGCGGTGGCACGGTCGGCGCGGTCGGGTTTTGCCCGCCCGTAAGCGAAGCGGAAATTTCTGCATTCGATTTGCCGCCTGTCCGCGCCGCAAGCGCCCGCAGGAAGTCGCCCGCTGGAAGGTGCGCCGATGCGGCCCACCAGCGGCCGTTTTTCACGTCGTCCGCGCCCTTCCCTGCGTCCACGTCAGGCAGCCCGGCAGCCTTCGCCACTCCCAGCGCCACTTCGGCCAGCGTGGCAGCCATGCCCAATTTGCCGATAAACCCCAGGATTCCTTTCGCTGCGCCGCCCGCTGCGCCATTTACGCCATTGGCCGCGCCTTCCAGTTCGCGCAGGGAAGCCACCGAACGCGCCAGCCGGATCGTGGCGAATAGCTGAAGCGCACCGCCCGCCGTCACCAGCAACGGCGCCGCAACAGTCAGCCCAACGGCCAGCCCGCCCAACCCCATCACAATGCCTTTCATCAGGCGCGGATTTTCGTCCGCGAACCGATTAACCTTTTCCAGCACGTCGGCCGTGCGTTCCATCGCGGTGGCGAACGCGGGTATCAGCACCCGGCCCACGCGTTCCTGGGCATCATCCAGGCGCGCACGGGCGTTATCTACCTTGCCCGCTGTGGATTGCTGATTGGCCTTGTCTGATTCCTCTATGCCGTGGGCGCTCTTATAATTCGTCCGGTCTCGCTCAATCGCTGTTCTATTGAACATGCGCTGAAATAGCACGTTTCCTGCGTTCGTGTTCGACGTGTAATCCGAAACGAATTTCTGGACGGCGGCAGAATCTCCCAGGTTGACGCCTTTACGTTTAGCCAGCGGCAGAAGGTGTTTTTCCACCCAGGCCTGTTGGTCTTCAATCAGCAGCTTGTTATCCACCAGCGCATCGGACTTGTAATTCGTCACAAGGCCGTTTTTCAGCTTCACTTTGCGACGGTCCAGCAGCCCGTCTGCCAGCATGTTCGTGAATTTGTGCGCGTCCTGGTGCCCGCCGATCCATGCATTATTCAGCGTGCTGATTGCTTTGCCGTATTGCGGGGCGCCAAGCGCCTGGACCATGAAAGAATCACCGAAGAATGCGTCATGGCTCGCGCCGATACCTGCCGCCTTCGCGCCGCGCTGCGCCGCCAGCCAGTCTTCTGCCGAAACCTTGCCTTGCGATGCCGTGATGCCCCGGAATGCATAATCCATCTGCTTACGCATTTCTTCAGCACTGGATGCGCCCCCCCGTTCGTCGGCAATCTTTGCGAGCGCATACATTGCGCCGTCTTCGACTTCGTGGCCTGCGTGTTCGCGGTTGTATAGTTGCAGGCCGGATTTCGCTTGTAGCGCGGTCGGCAGTGCTTCCACAGCATGCGATGCACTGCCCAGCGAAGCCTGCAATTCTCGCGCGGTCTTGAAAGCATCCGTTACTGAAACGCCGAACTGGCGCGAACCGCCTGCCGCAGAAATCAGCGATTTCTGATCGGCCGCAGAAAGGCCGGAATTCTTGATTATGTTTACTTCGTTCTCGCGCTTGACTGCGGCGTGAATGCCCGTGGCCAGCACGCCACCAATTGCTAGGCCGGATGCGCCCACGGTGGTGGCCGCGCCGCGCATGCTGCCCGCAACGCCCTTGGCTTTGGTGTAGCGCGATTGCTCGCGGTTTAGCCGTTCCTGCGCGCGGCGCAGGCGGTCGATAGTATCGACTGTCTTTGCATACTCGCTGCGCAATGCCGAAACGTCTTTCCCCATGCGGGAAAACGTCTGGATAGATTTGCCCAGCAAAACCTGGCGCTTTGTCACGCGCCCCATTTCGCCAGAAATTTTCTTCAGGCCGGATTCAGCGGCGCCCAGCGCACCTTTCAGCGCGCCGGTAATCGTGCCGCCGATTACGATTGTGGTATTTAGCCGCTTGTTAGCCATTGCCCGCAGTCAGTTCGTTTAATCCGTCGATCCACCACACGAACCGCGATGCGGTCATGCCCATGATTTCCGATTCTCCCCAGCCCGTGTGGCTGGCCAGGGCAAGCGCGCTGCGTCGGATGAATTCAGGCGCTAGACGAGAAAACCCGCGTAGGCCGCCGACAAACGAATGTAGTCGCGCTGGGTGAGCGATTGAATCTGCTTTTCGTCCATTTCGCACAGATTGGCAAAAATGGTGATTTCTTTTTCCAGGTCGCTGCCCTTCAGCTTGTCATACACAACCTGGTCCCGCACAACGGGTTCGCGCATGCGAAGTTTCGAGACTTTCACGCCAGCCAGGTCCATGGGGCGCGACAGTTCAATGTCCGCGAAACCTTCGCCGTATTCCACGAAGTCTTCCGGGCTTTTGTTTTCTTCGGTTTTTGCTGCTGCTTTGCGGGTTGCCATAGTTGATTCCTATATTTTTATGAAAGCGACTTTCAGGGCTGGCGTTGCACCAGCCCTGCGCCGTCTTTAGATGCCCAGCAGGCTGCGAACGTTGGCCAGCGCGTCCACGCCGTTTTTCTTGAAAACCATGTTCACCACATCGACTTCAATAACCGTGGTGCCGCCAACTTCCAGTTTGTAATACTTCAGCGTCAGCGATGTTTTCAGCTTCGCGGCCGTGCCTGTCTGCACAGTGCCCTGGTCGATTTCCTTAACCTTGCCGCGCATCGTATGCACAACACCCGTTTCGGTGCCGTCGTCGTCTTCCAGAACTTCGCGCAGCGACACGGTAATGTCGGACCCTTCCGTAACGGCGAAAGTCGCAATCACGTCTTTGTCGTAAGACTTCAGCGTGAAATCGGCTTCCAGCTTTTCCAGGCCCATCGTGATTTCGGCGGGCGCGAACATGCCGCCCCCCAGGAAGTCTTCCAGCTTGGCGGTCAGCTTCGGCGGGTTGAATTCTTCGCACTTGCCAGCCTTGCCAAGCCCGTTATAAAAAACGTTGAAATACTTGCGGATGTTTTGGATAGGCATGGGCTATTAGCTCGCGCTCGAAGAAAAGATGCTGGCGATATAGTCATTCACCAGGTGTTCGCGGAACGTTACGCGCTCGCTCGGGTAGACGGGCGTGAAATCGAAATCGAAAGCGATATCACCCTTCGCGATCTGGTCCGGCGTGTTTAGGTCCGGGTCTGCCCAGCAGGTGCCGCCCAGGATCGCGCCGATAGCCGTCAGGTGGCGCAGGAACGAATTCACGCCTTCCACCACGTCGTTGACGTAGTTTTTTGTAATACCCTGGTCCACCGCCCACAGGTGCGCCGCCATCAGGCTGTCCGCGATAATGTCCGACGTGCGAACGACGCACAGGAACGCCCATTTCTGATCGCTCGACAGCGTGCGATTGCCCCACAGGCGAAAGCCATTCTGGCGAATCACCACGTTGACGTTTTTCGCGTTCAGCAGATTGGCGCGGCATGTGGTATCACCCATCACGAAATCAATCACGCGAGCGGTGCCTGTAACGCCGTTGATAGCCTGGTTCGATGGCGACCACCAGAAACCGCGTTCGTTGTCCGACTTCGCCAGCAAGCCAGCAGCGTGCGCACTGGTGAATGCTGTAACGTTGTTGCCGCTGCTGTCTGTCTTCGTCACCTGGGATTCAACCAGGTAAATGCGTCGGCTGTCGAAGTCGCCCGCGTATGCGATGGCGTCCGCGTCGGTCGTGCTGGGCGCGTCGGGAATGATCACCGCGCGCAGCGAATTCGCAATGCCAGTAAATTCCGCAACCACGGCATTGGCCACGGTGCCCGTTGTCGCCGTAAAAGTCGCGGTCTCGGTGCCCGCGCCAGCGCCAGCGGGAAGTGCGAACGTCGGCAGGGCCGTATAGCCGGAACCGTATTTCGACAGCGCAACGGCCGTAACCTTGCCGCCCGAAACCGTGGCCGTGGCCACCGCGCCCGTTCCGCCGCCGCCACCCGATGCGACCAGCGTATAAGTGCCGTCCGTGTAGCCTGCGCCAGCATCGTCAATCGCGAGCGTGGAAACGCCATTGGCCGTGCGTGTGTGCGTGAAGCCGGGCGCAATCAGAATGCGCGGCTTGTAGCCGGTCACGTGTTCGGCGCCCACGAATGCCTGGACGCCAAGGTAATTTCCGCTCGCGTCGGTGCCGCCGATGATGTTGGCGCGCTGCACCGCCGCGTCCACGTCGGCCGCAACACGAACAACGATCAGGACAGCTTTCGATTGATCGAAAATGCTGTCGATTGCATCGGGCAGCGTGCCGTTATCCACCGAAGTGGTAAGCGCGACCAGTTTCGCCGCATCCACGCGCGAGCCAGCGACCAGCACGGGCGTATTCAGCGGGAATGCAGCCGGGTCGGCATTCGGCGCGGTGCCAATGATGCCGATAACGGAACTGGAAGCAATGCTGATTGTCCGGGAACCGTCGTTGATTTCCAGGACTTCCAAGCCGTGCAGAAAGTCAGTGCTCATGTAGTGGGCCTCTTAATATTGCCGCAATCATCGCGCCGGGTCGCCGCCCGTTCCACGTGGGGGTTTTGGGCAAAAAAAGACCACCCGAAGGTGGCCAAAGGCTGCCGCTGTGAAAGTCGCTTTCAGCGTGGAAGGGTTGCGTTCGCCAGGCAATGGCCCTTCCCGAAAATGAAATCAATGCACGGCGCCACGAAGTGCGCCCAGCGTTCGCCCCGTATCAGTGCGTTGCCGGTTCGCGTGCTGATTGATTGCGTGGCTGGCCCGCCGAACATCGCGTTGCCTTCCTCGTCTTGCGCCAGCGCCATCTGTTCGGCGCGCTGCGATCCTGCCAGCGCTTCGATAAGCATTACCAGCAGAAGTAACGGCATGGCAACCAGGCATAGCAGCCACAGGCCCAGCAGCCTGGCGCGTGTCACTGCACCACCCCGGTAAGAATCTGCGCCTTGCGCGTCGGCACGTCCACTTCTACCCCGCTCGCCTTGACGGCCGTCAGCGTGTATTCGATGGCGTTTTGCACCGTCTGCAAAGACAGGTCCACAACGTCCGTGCGCGGGTCGTCAATCAGTTTCCAGAATGACGCCAGCGTCTTGTCCTCTGCCTTCAGGGTGTCCGCCGCCACGCTTTCCGCTGGCGTGAAAAGCATCTGGAAGGCGATAGGGCCGATCTTTGGCGGAACCGGCGCGGGTGCAACCGGCGCAGGCGGCTGTGGCGCAATCGTCCACACTCCGTCTTCGACAGTGCTGCCAACTGTCACGCTGTCCGGCACTTCATTAAAGATCGCGGCCACATCAGGATGAAAGCATTCAAGCAGCGTGAAGCCTTCATGCGGAACAAACACTTCGACAGCGACGTTGTTTTGAATTCGTGCGTATGTTGTCATTTAAAACTCCACGATAACTAGGCCATTGCCGCCTTTTCCGCCCGCAAATCCACCAACGCCCCCGACGCCGCCGAGCCCAACAGTTACGGCGAATATGGTGCCCGGCGCAACAGTGAAAACGCCATGTGCGTAACCACCTCCATAGCCGCCGACTCCAACGTCTGGAAGCGTGCTGCTTGCCCCGCCCCCGCCCCCACCAATGCCACCTATGCCGCCTGCCACATTTACTCCTGACAAACCAGGGCCGCCGCCGCCACCATATCCGCCCGCCCCACCATTGCCAACTGCGCCGGTTCCGCCACCGCCGCCAGGGCCCCCTGTATAACCGGAACTACTGGCGGACGCAGAACCGCCCGCCCCCGTGAATCCATCAAACGGGAATCGAAGGACAGCGTTTATCGGATTTACTGATGAAGTTGGTGATGGCGGGTTTCCTACGCAGTCACAGCCGTTGCCAAATGGTGAGCCGCCGCTTCCATTTGGCGTCGCCATTCCGCCGCCAACGCCGCTATTGCCACCGTTGCCAAGTTGCGATCCAGCGCCCCCGCCAGAAACGCTAGGCAATCCACCAGACGACTGTAAGTCTCCACCGATGCCGATTCCTGGAGATGGCGATGCCTGGCCGCCGGCAGAACCACCCGTTGCTGATATCAGCGATCCGAAACTTGAAGTTGTCCCCTGCGCTCCTACCGTGCGCGGATTAACCCCTTGACCACCACCGGCGCCACCGACAACACGGACACGTATCTTGGACACGTAAGGCGGAACGATAAATGTTCCACTAGACAGGAACGCCTGCCACGCACCATTCCCGAACACACCCAAGAAGCCGGGCGCGGCTACCATCGTTCCTGATATCCCGCTGAGATTGGTAAGTGCAGCCGCTACAACCGTGCTTTTCCCAGTCGGATATGGGAACCCAAAAATTCCGCGTTGCATTAGTAAGCCCCTCCTTCTGCCTGAATAGATACGCCCGAGAGAATCGGGGGCGTGCCGACCATGACCCCACTTGCGACAGCCGCGCTCGCCCCAATCGTCAGAATGCTGGCGTAGGTATTCGCGGATTGCACTTGCCCGGCGTTCGGGCCTGCGAGCACTTCGGTTTGCAAAACACCCGCCGAATTCATGCCTGTGATGGTGAAGTTGACGGCGGATAGATTTGCGCCGCCCGAAAGAATGATCGGGCTAGGAAGCGGAATAGCCGACACGCCAGCAACAGCAGAATAACCAGCCGATACGGTGCCCGCATTGGTTGAAAGCGGGATGATTGAGAGAACCGCCTTATACGCGTTTGCCGAATACACGGTGTTTGCATTCGGTCCAGCGAGCGTTTCGGACACAATCACGCCTTGCGCGTTGCGTCCTGTGATTTTGTAGCTCACGGCAGAAACGTTCGCTGCGCTCGTCAGCGAAACAAGCGCCGGATTCGCCATCACATACGGGGATGCGGTCAACGTCATCGGCACGTTAGCCGTGGGCGCTGCCGCTGCCGCTGCTGCCGTTGTTGAACCCGCCGTGGCACTTGCGCCGTTCAGGTTCAACAGAGCCGCGCCAGCCGTGGTTTGCGATAGCGCAATATTGTTAATCGATATTTCTTGCGCCACCTGCGTGTCATTGATCGTTGCCCGCAGCGACCAGTTAGCCGGGATCGCAATAGGGAACAGATTCGGGTTATCGACCGCTTGCAGCGTGGTCGATCTGTTGGCGGAACCATTGGCCGCGCTCGACGCATTAAGCTGGATTTCGTCGCCATACTGGCGGTATGCCGCTCCGTCGTAGCGGAATAGGCGCAGAACAGTCGCAGCGAGCGTTCCAAGCTGCGTGATTACGATACGCTCGACTTGGCCACCGCCAGCGCTTGCCGGGAAAATCGTTGCCGCATTAACAGGTGCGACTCGCGAAGAATCACCTGTGTTCAGGATGGCCGCGCCGACCGTTGGCGTCGATGCGTAGTTCGGAGTTGTTGCCATGTTTTTCCTTAGAGCAGATAGCCAAGCTGGTATAGGGCGGCTGATGCTTTATCGGCAGCCAGGTTGCCGGCCGTCGATTCAACACGCTGCGTCACCCATTGCGTGTTAGGGATAAGCTGGCTGCTGTCGTTTGTCGGCGGCGTCGGCGCTTTCGGCGTGCCCGTAAAAGTCGGGCTGTTGATCGGCGCGAACAGCGACGAAACCCAGGCGCGCGTGGCGCCGACCACATTGGGGTCAATCACCAGCGTTACCGCTGCCGAGTTACCGACTTTCAGCGCCGCTTGCACCACCATGTCCCGCGTGGTGCCATCGGTCGGAACCGGCTTGTATGTGAGCGGGAAATTGCCGTATCCGATCAGGTCGCCAGCGTCATCGAACACGCCAACTTCGCGAATGTAAAAGCCGCCCGTCGCCGATGGAACGGGGAATTCTGCGAGCACAATCGTTGGATCGCTCACACTCTCCGACAGCGAACTCAAAGGAGCGCGGAACACTTCATGCACCAGCGCAACTTCAGTTCCGACAGGCGGCGTAACGTCCGCGCCGTTACCGTCGCCAACAGCCATTTGCGTGATTTCTAGCGGCGTACCAGCGGCCAATGCTTCGGCCAGCTTCGCCGCGCCTATGGCCGTTACCTTCATGTAATACAACATTGTCAGGACTCCGCGTTAATCGTCACGGTTTCGCCACAAATTACGGCGCAACCGAAATAGAATTGCCCCGATGTTTCACCCAGGACATTGACGCCAGTCAAGTGGCTTCGGACGTTTTTCGCGGACTCCGCGGCGGCCACAATGTCATCAAAAGCGCTCGTATCAGGGATGCCCACCTGGTTGACAGTCACGTCCACTTCGAACGTGTATGGCGCCCCCATCGGCGTTTTCTGGAACCACTCCACCACGCCGGTTGCGTCATATCCAAGGCTGGAAACGGCCGTTTTTACGGCGCCCGCCGTGCCCTTGTGTCGATGGATATAGACACTGTTTTTAATCGCCGCGCGCTTCTGCGCTTCAGTCCATGACGCGTTCCAGTTATCGACGGAATACGCCCACGCGAGCCATGGCAGCACCGCGAGCGGGCACGTGTCAGGGTTCCAGACCTGGCGAACCATCACGGGCACGTCGCCAACGCGGGAAGTGGCCAGGTCCAGCGCGCGTTCCTGCGCCGTCGCGTTCAGCGGCAATAAACTTTCGTCGGCCACCGTCACGCCTCCGTGATATCAATGGCCGTGCAGAATGGCGCGTGCCCGCTATCAGTAGTCAGGTTTGCCACTGGCGCCGTAAGCGTCACAGCCTTAACCCCGACTTGATGCAACGCGCCGTAAATCCCCGACAGCGCCACTTCCGCGCCAAGTCGGCGGCACGAATCCGCGTAATCCTGTGCGGCTATCTGCGCGGCCTCGATAACCACGCTTGAATCGGGACCATCGAACAGTTCAAGAATCGCGGAAATGGCGTAATTCACCACCGCAGCAGGCGCCACCGTTACCTGGTCCGTTAGCGGTCGAATGTCGTCCGTGTTCAGTTCGGCCGTTACCGCGTCGATAATGTCCTGCGTCGGAACGCCATTTCCCACATTCGACAGCACGGTAACAAGCACTTGCCCCGGCGTTGGGCTAACCACAGAAACGTCACTTACGCGGCCGTCCGCGTCCAGCGCGTGAGACAGATAAGCACCTACTGGCCCGGCCGTGCTGAAGCCTTCGAACGAAAGCTGGATGCGCGCCCGGTACGACGTGTCCGACTCCATAACAGCAGGCGTCGGCGGAATGGTCGTATCGTCCGCAGGAACAACCACCAGGCGCGGAACGTTATAGTTCGCGCCGATCTGGTCCAGGTCTGCGTCGTCCGCATACGACAGCATGATGGCCTGCGCGGCCTCATTCACGCGCTGGCGCAGCAAAACTTCCCGATAAGCCGCGACTTCCAGAATCTTGTAAGCCGGGTCGGATTCGACCAGCGCGGAATAGGTCGAATCTCGCGCGATAAGATCGGCCAGCATGTCCGCGAAAATCGTATCGAAATCCAGTGCTTCGATAACTTGCGGGGCGGGAAGCGTGGACAGGTCCACCGCCGTGAAAGCGCTGGACATTAGGAAACCTTGATGCCGTCGATTTTTACGGGCTGCCCGTCAGGCAGATAAGTGCCGTCAATGTCCAGCACCAGCGCACCCGGCGCCGCGCTCGATACATTGACTTTGGAAACACGAAAACGCGGCTCCCACTTACGAATCGCGCTCACTGTCGCGGCATAAATGCGCGTCAGCGTGGATTTATTCATGGGAGCATCAGCCAGGCTAAACAGGTCGCTGCCATAGTCGCGGCGCATCACACGGCTACCCGTAGGCGTCGTGAGAATATCCGTTATGGATTGCCGCAGGTGATTAACACCTGAAAGCGGCTTTCCTGTGGTCGCGTCGGTTCCGTTCATGAACGGGATTCTGGCCTTGGCCATGGTCCCGTTCCACGTGGGGGTTTATCCCTCTGCGGCGCTTGTGTTCGGCCCGTCGTGTTCCGTGTGGTGGTGCGACTTCACGCCGATGCCGTCCACAACCACGTCGCCATTCACGACATTTACGCCGCCGCTAATCGCGTTGGCGCCACCACTCGATCCAGCCGCACCCGATACGCCAGAAAGCCACGACAGCAGCTTTGTAACGGTTGCCGCGCCGTCGAATGTGGCCAGGTCGCCCACGTGTTCGAACTGCTGCGCGGTAAGCGTGGCCTTGCCGTCCACCAGCACCAGCGACGTGCTGCCGCAGGTAAGCGACAGGCTGCCGCCCGCTGGCACGTTGATGCTGTACGCCTTCGCGCTGCGGTCGTGCTGAACCACCGTGCCGTCCGCGTAGGTGGTGCGGCGCACGTTCGGGTCCAGCGCTGGCGCCGCGAACCGGTCCTGGTACAGCGAAAACAGAATGATGGCCTGCGCCACGTCACCGTAAGGCGTGAAAATCACCACCTGTTCGCCCGGTTCCGGCGCCCACCATTCCGCATCTGGCCCGGCTCGATGCACGCCCCACTGCATCGGATCGGACTGCACCCCGCCGATTTCCACAATTGCCGTGTCGGTCCCGTCCACGATTTGAACCACGGTGCCGATACGGATTAGCTGCGAAACGATGCGCTGCAATTCCCCGATTTCCTGGGCACTCATATCGCGCCCACCTGCGGCAGAAGCGGCTTGTAATCGGCTTCGTGGCCCAGCCCGATATCCGGCGCAAAGCTGTATGTCGGGATTCCTGCCACGCCCGCGTCGTCGGCGTAAATATCCGTGCCGAACTGGATCACCTGCGCCCATTCGATGCGCCAAACCACGTAACGGTCGGCCATCGGGTGGAATTCATCGCGATAGGCGCCGATCACGTGCGCCGGTTCAGTCCAGCAGGATGCCGAATTGAACCGTTTCAGGCGCAGCCATGCCGCCATGGTGGCGGCTGCCGCCTGCGCTGCGGTCTTCGCGCGGGCTGTCTTGTATCCGACGATCACCCGCGCCTCAAAGCGCGCCCGCAATGGGATAAGCCCGTTCGCGCGGTCGCAGTCCGGTTCTTCCTCGAATTCGGACAGGTCCAGCAGCACGGCGGGCAAGTCGGTGGCGTCCAGTTCGTCGCGGTCGGTTTCCTCGCGGTCGAACGCCACCAGCTTGAAATCGGGGAAGGTGGCCTGGATAGCCGCCACAATGGCGTCTTTGACGCCTGAAACCTGGACTATTGGGAGCGCTGGCGCCATTTCAGTTCGTGTTCGAATGTCTTGAAAAACTGCGCCGTAAAGGGCAGCCCGCCTAAAATATGGTCTTCGATGTACGTTTGCGCCGGGTCGCCTAGTTCCACCGTTACTTTCTTGATCGGCAGCCGCGTTTTGCCCACGCGCTTGAACACTTGCCGGTTAGATGCGGCCGTGCCGCCATTGCCCGCCCGGCCCTTCGCGATAAACGCATCCGCCACGAAGCGGTCGCCGTAGGCGGCCACCCCGCCACCTATGCCCCGGTCTTCCTTCGCGTTAAGGTGGATCATTCCCATAGGGTCCAGCCCGTACCACACGCGAACGCCCTTGCCGCCCGCCACGCGCGACAGCCGGAACGTGCGCAGCCGTCGTTTTACTTCCTTCGGCGGCAGCTTTAGTTCCTTCGCCAGCGCCTTGATGGATCGCGACGTAAGCCAGCGCGCCATTTTCGTAAGCGTTGACGCCATGGCCTTGTCCACCTGCGCAGGCGTGGCCGCCAGAAACGCTTCAACAGCGTCCAGGCTGTGTTCGTCAATCGCTATTTCAATCACAGCGAGGGTTCCAGGAACAGCAGCGCCATGCCGTCGCCAAGCTGGTGAGGCTTTTTGTGCGCCTCATAACTTTTCGACTCGATCACCACGGCATCGCCGCGCTTGACGGCGGCCACGTCGGAATACTTGCACGTGAAAATCGGGCGCGTGCTGTCCATGTCCGTTTGCCCTGCGGCAATCGTCACCCCCGGTTCATCCAGGATGCCCAGCACGGGCGGCAAGACGAAGCCACTGGCCAGCGTAATGGTGGCCATACTGGCGAAATCGTCAGGGTCCAGAAACGCGTCCAGACCGTCCCAGGCGGGATGCGCTGGCATCAGGCTGCCTTGGCCTTCGCGGACGGCTTCGCGGCCCGCTGGTCGTCGTCAGACACGGCCATGCGGCGCGCTTTCAGACTCAGCGCGTCGGCGCGCAACAATTCCACGCGGTCGCCCGGCATAACCATTTCGCCGTCCACAAAAAACGGCTTTACCACCCTAAGCACTTCGCCACGCTCGAAAGCCACTTTCATATCCTCATGTTGATGTGAAAACGGGCAGCGCTTCGCTGCCCGTTTCGTGTCTCAGCGGCGGCAGCCTATGCCGCTCACTGCCTCAAAACTTTACGGTGCGGGCTTGCGGCCCAACGCGAACGATTCGACTCGGCGCAGCGCGAAATCGACGTCCTGGAAAACCACGATACGAGTGCCGCCCGACTTCGACAGGGAACTGGTGTCCACCGTCAGGTCCAGGCCGCCCCACATGGCGATAATCAGGTCCGCGAAATTGCCGAAAAACACGTCACCGGCCGTAAGCTGGTTCGTCACTCGCGTCTGGTAGCCGTTCATGGTGTCGCCCTGTTCCCACAGGGTGGCGCCGGTCGGCGTGCCAGGGAATTTCTGCGTGGTCTTCGCGGCGCCCTTGGTTTGCGCGTCCACGATGTAGGCCATGTTTGCCACGGCCGCGTTTCGCGATGCAATGGCCGTTTCCATGGCCACGGCTTCGACGTAAGACGGGTAAGTGGCCGCGAAATTCACGGCAGCAATGCCCGTGTAATTCGCGATGCCCTTCGGCTGGTGCGCCGAACCGGAACCGTAGTAACCCGCCAGGTCGATCGCCAGGCCAAGCGCTTCGGCAAGGTCGGCGCGCACCAGCGCTTCCACGTCCAGGCTCGATTGCATCATCAAGCGGCGCGTAATGTCCGAATACGCTGCAACCGTCTTCGGGGAAAGCGCGATCTGGCCCAGGTCCATTTCGCCTTCGGGCGCGTCGTCGCCTTCGCCAATCCAGTAGCCTTGCGAACGCGCGGTTTTGCGCGGGATATCGACGTTTCCGACCAGGCCGCCAATCGGGCGACCCAATTGCATGATGGTCGTGGCGTTTTTCAGCAGGTCGATAAACGCGCTGGCCATCAGTTCCGTTGCGATGGATGCGCCACCCGTCGAACCGGCACCGCTTTGTCCGTTCTGGCCTGCGTTGAACGAACGCCCTTCGATCAGCGAGCGGCCCAGCACTTCAGGCGGAACCATAATGCCCTGCGCTTCCTTGCCCACTTTTTCTGCGGCAGCGCGGCCAGCTTCGATTTCGAAACCGGCTTCCTTCTGCGCCTTTTTGTCGGTCGGATTCGCCAGGGCGCGAATCGCCTTCATGAAACTGAACTTGCGCGCGTCCTCCGCCGACAGGCCCGTGGACGCGTCCATGGTCTGCTCGGCAATCGGGCGCGAATGGCGCTTTTCGACGTGTTCCAGCAGCGCGGTGCGGAATTCGTCCATGCTCTTGCCGCTCGACACGAATTCACGTGCCAATTCGTCGGCGCCATACTGGCTGCCTGCTGCCACGATTTCCCGAACGCGGGCGCGCTCGGCATCGGCACCGGCGCGGCGCTGTGCGTCGGCGTCGATGTTTTGCGGTTCCAGGGTCGGGTCCGGCATGTTTCGGTTTCCTTGAGTGGTTATCTTTGGTTCTTCACTGCCCTTTTCGGGCACGTTGGGATTTTCCGGCGTGACTGCGGCCGGTTCCACGTGGGGGTTTTCTGCTGAACGCCCTACGCCCACGGTGTCGTCGGCAGGAATGCTTACGAAAGAGATTTCAACCGGCAGCCAGGAAGTAACGGTGTACACGTCGCCGTCTTCGCGCATTTCCGTAAGCGTCGCCTCCTGGATGGCATACCCAACGGAAACATGCTGGCGGATGCGGTCGATCACGTCCTGGAACACTTCGCTGGCGCGCTCGCCGCGCCCGAAGCGAACGACAGCCCGGCCGCGCTTGTCGGTGTCGATGCGCGCCGACTCGATCACGCCCACCTGGTCGGTGCGGTCGTGGTCCATCAGCAGGGCGCCGCCGTTATTCAGGCGCGACAGGTCGGCCGCCCCTTCGGCGTGCGAAAGAATTTCGATTCCCCACCAGCGCGGCACTTCGATTTCCGAACTGAACGCCAGTTCGACGGTGCGCGCTTCCACGTCAATGGCGCCGACTTCAGCGGCACGCCAAAGCGTGCCCTTGCTGTTCATGTCGCGGATAGAAACCTGGGTTTTTGTCGTCATGGTGTGTTAGCTGTTCGGGTGCGAACCTTCGGCGGCCACGGGCGGCGGCACAAGCGCCTCGCCCATGGATGCGAGAATGTATTTTTCGTCGATGCCAGCGGCTTGCATGGCCTTAATGTCGGCGGCAATGTCCGCGAAAACTTCGTCAGGGTCGCCGCCCCATTCGCGGATGATTCGGCCCGCGCTGGTAAGCAGGTTGTTTTTCGATTCCACGGCTGCATTTACGTCGGCTGTCGGGTCGATCCATTGCCAGCGGCGCGGTTGCCAGCTAATCGAATCCTGCAATTCATCCAGAATTGCGGGCGAAAGCGGCTTTCCTTTAACCTTGATTCGGCCCTTCAGCAGCGAATAGCGCAGCCAAGCTTCCTGCACGGGCTGAACGGCGCTTTCTATCAGCCATTCCTGCAACTCTTTCCAGTGCTCGCGTTCGTCCAGCGTGCCTTGGCGGATGCTGGAAAAATTCACGCCTTCCAGGTCGCTGGCCAGGTTGTTGTATGACACGCCAAAGCCAGCGCTCGCGCCGCGCAGCAGCGTTTTGAAGACGGGCAGGAATTCGCCGCTCGGGTATTGCGGCAGCCATTCCTTCATTTCCGCGCCTTCGGGCAGCACGTTGAATGAACCGGGTTCCGCGTCGAATTCCAAGCCGGGTTCGTCGCCTTCCTCGAATTCGGGCGACTCGCCTTCCTTCCACTGGATGAAACCCATTTTCGACGCGCCGACACGCGCATTTACGATGGCCGCATCCTCAAACGCGCCCATATTGCGCATGCGAAACAGCGCCGTGGCCATCCAGGGCAGGCCGCGTTTCTGGCCCACCAAGTCTTCCTGGAAGCCATGCACCATTTCTTCTGCTGGCACGGTCACATAGCCCACGCCCGCATATTCATATTCGGCCTCGCCGTCGTCCACCGTCGAAAGGTGGTAATTCACGGGGCGCCCGAAACGGTTGAATTCGATGCCGTGGCGAATGAAATTCAGGCCGTTGTAGCGGTCCACGTTGTAGTCAATCGGCACCCGCAGCGGGTCGATTACCTGCACCGAGAAGCCCCACGGGCCAGCGTCTTTGCCGGTCACAATGCGCAGGAAGAATTCGCCGTCCTGCGCCGCGCTTTTCACCAGCAAGCGCTGGATTGCGCGCCACGATTTCTTCCCCGCCACGTCGGCGGTGTTTTTGTGGCACCACTTTTCCCAAGCATCTTTCAGCGCGCGATTTACGTCCGCGTCGTGCGTGCCGTCCGCTTTTTTGAAAGCGGCTTTCATCAGGATGCCTTTCGGCCCAACGATGTTTTGCGCACACATGCGCAGGAAAGCCCGCGCATAGTCGTTATTCATCACCTGCTCGCGCGAGCGGGCGACAAGCGTCCGATAGTTGCGGGTAATGATCCAGTCAGCAGGCAGCGCGGTGGCCGTCCACGACTCGTTTAAACGATCAAAGCCCGCCGCATTGAACTGGAATGCCGAACGGATCGCGCGGCCCGCAACGCGAGCGGCGCGCGTGATGCGCGATTGCGGAACGTCGCGCGTGGTCGCCGCCTGCTTGGCGGGCATCAGCCCGCGCGAGCGGATGAAATCGAAAAGTGCCATCAGAGGGAAACCCTTACCTGGGCGCCGAACAGGTTGCCGCGCTGGGCAGCCTTCAGGCGGCGCACTTCGGATTTGTAATACTTGCGAAGTGCCAGAAGGTCCGCGATAGGCGTGCGCCACAACTCGCGGTTATTGATCGTGTAGCGCATTTGATCCTGTGACGCGCGCTTTTCCAGGACAGCTTCGATTGCGTCCAGTGCGCGCTGGGCGTGTACTCGCGTGTCCGTTCCGTCAGCCAGGGATGCGATATCCGGCTGGACCGTGACTTGCCCGGATTCGATTTCCAGCACGGTGCCGCTCGACACGGCGCGAACCGAAAACAGGTATTCGCCCGCCGTCCAGCCCGTCGTGGTGGCTGCGTCCACCAGTAAAAGATGGTCGGCGCCATCGGGCTGGCTTGCGAAATCAATCGCCTTTGGCCCGCGCAGCAGCACGTTAAGCGCCCATGTGGGCGCCTCGTACTCATTCAGCCGCACGGTGCGCGAAAACGTCACGCCCGCGCGGATGCTGTTAGGGAAATGGCCTTGCATGCGTCACCAATTGGTGGCGAATCCCCCACGGCGTCGGCCTGCGGTTAAAGATTTCGCCCGTTTAATGGGCCTAGTTTCCTTTTGCGGCTCGTCTTTAGCCACGTGGGGGTTTTCTGGCGCTGGAAGCGGCCGTGGCACGGGTTTCGGCGCCTCGCGGCGTGGCGGCGGTGCCATTTCGTCCGGGCTCACCATTTCGGGCGTCCAGACAAGCGTTTTGCCGTCCAGAATCAGCCGTTTTGCAAGCTGTTTCAGGCTTGGATTCATGATTTTTAGGGCTGCCATGGCGTACACGCGGCAGTCCAAAGCCTCGTTTCGCACCTTGTCGCCCTTGTGCCACTCGCGCACCGGGAAGCCCCGCACGAAGCGGGTTTTCAGCTTTTCAGCCGTTAATTGCTTGAAATAGTCTTCTCCGTGGTCTTCGTCGGCCGGAAAGTGGCAATATCCCGGCCCTTCGCGCTTCATTGCGAGTCGGCGCATAACAACCAGCTTCGCTTCGTCCACGCCCACCTGGTACAAATCGACTTTCCGGCTGTGTTTGCCTGATTGCTTGCGCTGCGGCTTCTCAACAATGGCCCGGCCCCAGCCCGGAATGCCCTTGATAGCGAATATCTTGCGGGCGCGGCGGGCGCGAATGTATTCATAGGCCGCCTGCGTGTAGCCGGTCGTTCCGCCCGTGTCCACGGTGGTGGCCTGGATGGACAGCAGCGCGCCGCTTTCGTGCTGGAATTCTTCGGCCAGTAGGTCGTCTAGGTCGTTCCACACGTCGCCCGACAGCGGATCACCGTATAGCACGCGGTATGCGACAGACCAAGACTGTTCGAACAGCCCCCAAGCCACTATTTCGACTTCCAGCCGGTCGGTTTGCATGTCCACGCCAGCCGTAAGGTATAGGCCATGCATCGGCACGGGCGCCGTGTACACCTCGCGGCGGGCGTAGAGTGAATCCGGGTCGGCCTGTTCGGCGGTTTCTTCGAAGGTTTCAGCCAGGGAAACGTTCACGAAAGACTGCAAATCGCCAGCGGCCAGCTTGTCCAGGTAGGACTGGACGATATCGCGCAGCTTGCGGAACGTCGAAAGCATTTCGGGCGCGTGGAATGACGCGTGGCCCTTGAACGGCTTCGCCGCCTTCCAGCCAGCGCCCTTTTCTTCGGCCGTACGAATGGCCATCACGCGCTGCCCGTCGTCCCACAGGCTGCCGCAATGCTCGCAGCAGTAGCGGGCGCTGTCCGGGTCTTGCTCGCCTTCCAGATTGTCGCGGCCAGTCCAGATAACCTGCGGCCACTTCAGGTATTGCGCCTCGCCGCAGTCCGGGCACGGCACGTAATAGCGCCGCTGGTCGCCCATGTTGAACGACGTCTCGATGCGCGAAGCGCCTTTGATGGTCGGCGTACTGGATTCGGTGCGTAGCTGCAAATCCCCGAACGTCGCGGCGCGCTGCGCCAGCAGTTCCAGCGGGTCGCCTTCGCCCGTGTCGGCCAGCATGCCGTCCACTTCGTCGGCCTGCGTGACTGGCGCGGAACGGCCGCGCAGGGTCCGTGGCGAACCCGCCCAGCCGAACATTAACCACCCACCGATAAACGAGATAATGCGGCTGTTGTTGACGCCATCACGGCCGCGCGACTTCGCCAGCTTGCGCGAAATGCTTTTGTTCGCGTCCAGCATCGGCCGCAGCTTCGTTTCCTGGAACGTCTGAACGTCGCCCTGCGTCGGTTGAATGAAAATCTGACTGCGCGGGTCGTGGTCGATGAAAAACCCTGCGATTGCCTGCTGAATCGTGGTCTTTCCAAGCTGGGCGCCAGTCATGTACGACACGCGACGAATGCCGGGTTCGTGGATCACGTTCAGCATGCCGCGCTGATACGGTGCGTTATCGAAGCGAATCAGGCCCGGCACAGCGTTACCGGCAGGGATTTTTAGATTCGCTTCGGCCCACACGGACGGCAGCATGTCGGCGGGCGGAACAAGATTTCTCGCGGCCCGCCGCAGGGCTTTGCGGATGCCTAGCAGATTGCTGAACAGGTGCATGAAAGTGGCTTTCTACCCGGCGCGCTTGATGCGTCCAAAGATACGAACGACGAAAAAGAAGGCGTGGAGCGTGTACACGTTCGCTTCCACTTCGCCGTCGCGCACTCGATACTTCCCGGCGCCAAAAAAGTACGTGAAGCGGTCGCCGTTTGCGAAATCGTTAAACCACAATTCATTCGCGGCAGACAGAGAGACGCGCCCACCGAAAGGACGAAATGTAATTTTCATTCTTCGCCCTCGAAATCACGGTGCCGTAGCTCGGTGTTGCGCGCCTTGTTGCGTTTAATTACGGCTCGCTGTTCCGCCATTACAGCAAACGGAAACAGAATCACCGAAAGCGGGTAAAGCGCCACCAGCAGAATCAGAATCAGAAGCGCGGCGGCGCTCTTGAACCACTCCACCGTTTCTTTCCATAGTTCGTGCCAGTCGAAATACTTAGGCGTCAACACGAACGGCAGAGTGCGCGCGGTTTCGCCCGCGTATTTGAAATAGTCGCGCCAGAAATCTTTCATTCTTCGTCTTCCCCGTCTTCGTCGTCTTCCAGCGCCACGTCGGCGTCGGCCGATGTTTCCAGCGCCAGCGTGATTTCTTCGCGCAAAGTGCGTTTAAACGCTGTTTCGTTGGTCTCGCCCAGCAGCCTGAGTGCGGCGCGGGCGGGAATGTTCAGCATGTTGGCGCGTATGGTGGCCAGCAGGCGGCTGGTGGCCTTCTCGAATTCGGCCACGGGCGCCACTTCGTCGCGTGCCTTGGCCAGTTCCAGTTCGGCGCGCAGGGTGTCGGCTTGCGCTTTCCGCAGGTCCAGCTTGTCCATGTCGTCGGGCGCGTCGCCAGCGGCGGCCTTGGCGCGCTCGTCTTCACGCCAGCGGGCCACGTCGGCGGTGTTAAAGGACCATTCCACGCCACGGGCGCCGCGCTGGTGGACAGGGCAGCCCTTTTTCACCCAGGTGTCGATGGTCGTCAAAGCCACGTCGAAAATCTCGGCCAGCTTCGCCCGATTTACGAGCATTCCCCGCACGCCTGTTGCCATACGTAAACTATTCCCCGAAAATTCTTTTCTTGTTAACAATCAAAGCACTTGACAGGCGGCGCATAGTCGTATTAACGGCTTTAAAAAATCCTCTCAGATTTTTATTCTCGCGGTGCCTTGTACCC